GTTGATGGCGCAGAGGCAGATGATGTTATCGCAGTTCTCGCCGAGTATAGTCAGACTATGAATACGGATGGTCTCATGCCTAGTGCTGAACCTTTCCTTATTCTTTCTGGTGACCATGACTTCCAGCAACTGCAGAAGTGGGACAATGTTAAACAGTATGCTCCTGTTCAGAAGAAGTTCTGTAAGTTGAAGGAATCTCCTCAAGCAGTTCTCATGGAACATATTATCATGGGCGATAAGGGTGACGGTGTTCCCAATATCATGTCTGATGATGATACATTTATCAATGGTCAACGTCAGCGTCCTATTCGCAAAGAAGCACTTGCATTGTGGAAGTATCAGAAACCTGAAGACTTCATCACCAATGATGAAATGTGGCGCAACTTCCAGCGCAACCGTGAACTGGTTGACCTGTCGCGCATTCCTGAGGACATCAAAGTAGCGATTATAGATAGTTATGAGAAACAACTTGGCGGAGATCGCTCAGGTCTGTTGAACTATTTTATCGCCAATCGTATGAAGCAGATGATTGAACTGGTGGATGAGTTTTAAGATATACAGAAATATCTTTACACCTGATACATGTGCGGAACTCATTGACATGGTTCCCACATTATCGGAGAAGTTTACAACATTTGCAGGAGTTGAAACTCTTAGGCAATTAGAGTCGACTAGACGTTCTGATGTTGCATTCTATCTACATCAATTATCTGAGACAGAGTCGCAAAAATATTGCGATATGATTTATTCAAATATTCCTAAAGTCAAAGCAACTGCATTTAGAATTATGCATTATCCCCCAGGATCTTGCATTCGCGATCACCGCGATACTTGGGCAAAAATAGATGGCGAATCTAATTCCGGATTAATAATTCAATTGAATGATCCTAGATCGTATAAAGGTGGATATCTTGCGATTGAGAGAGAATTTATAAATCTAGATATCGGTGATGGAGTTTACTATGGTTATGAAGATTTGCACGGTGTATCGACCATAAAGGAATCTGATCGTTGGATTTTAAATGTTCGAATGTTTACTGAGAAATAATATGCAGGGATTCGAGAGCGACAATTTCATATTCTATACAGCAGGTAAAATCGCAACAAGGACACTGATGAATACTGATGGTATTAACGATCTTACCAAACCTGGAATTATTACAGGATCTCTTCGTAGAAAAACTCTTGAAAAAATTATCGCCCGCAAAGAAGTTACAGACAAACAGATTATAATTTTGATCCGCGAACCAGATTCACGGTTTAAAAGTGGTTTGTTTGAACTCATAGGTAAAATTCTAGGCAGACCATATATTCAACAAATTATAGCGCAAAATGGAGACATATCTTTTCTCGAAAATCCAACGTTTTGGGACAAGGTTATAGAACAATGTTTGCGTTTTTCTGCTGTAGTATGGTCGCCAAATGTTGAATTCGATAGTCACAGGTGGCAGTATCACGTTGGTAACTGGTTGCTTGATGCAGAAACAGTATCAGAAATTTTTACAGACAGTATTATCTTAAACATTAACGATTTGAGCGATTTCTTAATAACTAATGGTATACCAAATTCACACCTAAACAAGTACTCTAACATAGTTCCAGAAGATTATGATTATGATACTAAAAAGGTAGTTGATGCGTTTAATCAGGGATTTGAGTTGACACCCAACAGAGTTCGAAGATTTGCTAAATATCTGGCACCCGAAAAAGAGTGCTACGAAAGACTAATAAATAGTCCGCAATATTATAAAGTAGGATGAATTAATTATGGCACAAAGACTACCACCCAAGAAATTTAAGCAAATAGATGAAGCACTTGATTGGGCATGTGCGGCAGAAACAACTGACGAATTGCGCGAACGTGTGAGAGCAGTCTCTCTCGGCAATTCTGTTCTCATGCGATTTGTTGCATGGGGTGTTGGATATGAGCAAGGTCCATACAATCTTCCCGAAGGTCCAACTCCATATAAGGATGAGGGACTACCTGCTAACATGGCAGATACAACCATCACCCAAGAGTTTCGTCGAATTTTAACTCTCTTACCAGAAGGCAGCGCCAAGAAAGTGCCACAGTTCCGTCGCGAGGAAATCTGGATGCAGACATTCCAGGGTGTTCAGATTAAAGAAGCGAAGTTGCTTGATCATATCAAGGATCAAACTTTACTCGAAGCATATCCTCGCCTCGCGGAAGTTCTTGAAAGTTTCCTGACAGGTTGGAAAGCGCCAGAGGTTAAGAAGAAGAAGTCGCCAAAAAAATCCTTAGCAACCTTATAAATAAATTCTTTCCAGAAGAAGTCAAGGAACAGAAATGGGGCAAATCCTAGAGCACAAGCATCTCATTGTGCGAGCAGAACTTAACAATCCGCCACAATGCGCAGAGGCAATCCAAGCTTGGATGAAGACTCTAGTTGACAAAATTGGTATGAAGATACTAATGGGTCCATATGCTGTTTACAGTGACATGGTTGGTAATCGCGGATTGACTGCAGTTACTATAATTGAGACATCACATATTGCTATGCATGTTTGGGATGAGGTTTCCCCTGCTCTAATGCAACTGGATGTGTATACCTGCAGCACTCTTAATACTGCTGATGTATTTGCTGCTCTAGCAGAATTTGAACCGCATCATGTAGAATACAAATATATTGATCGAGAGCACAATCTGACACTACTGGATAAAGGTGTTGTTTGAAGATCGCAGTTACAGGTCATACCTCGGGTATTGGTAAGGCAACTTTTGATGCGTTGAGCGTCGATTATGATGTTATTGGACTTTCACGGTCAAATGGTTATGATATAACAACGGAACTTGGTAGATCTAAAATCATTGATGCTGTTTATGATTGTGACGTGTTTGTAAATAATGCATTCGATTATTCAAACTACACAGATGCTCAAGTTGTTCTCGCTCGAAAGATGTTTGATATGTGGACTGGCGAACAGAAGTATATTATCAATATAAGTAGTCGTGTGAATGATTTTCAACAAATTAACAACCAACAATATGCGGATGCTAAATTATCTCTAGATAAATTCTACGAGGAAACCAGTATGTCTAATACGCCATCTGTGTTGAATTTCAGACCTGGAGCAACTGATACTAGAGTAATGCAAAACAGCACTGTCGATAAGATGGCACCAGAGCATGTTGCAGGTGTTATTAAATTCGTTATAGATAATTTGCAAAACTTTAGAATCCGCAACATAACATTGCACAAATGAAGTTCTTTCTATTCAAAACAAAAACCGAACTGTGGATTGTTAACGATCCAAACAAGGTTCCGAAACCAAGAGAACTCTTGCTACAAAACAGTAAGATAGAAATCCTTCGAGATAAAGCAGAAGTTCTCGGAAAAGGTTTCACGATTGTCGATAAAGTTACCAGAAAAAAATCTTCGGGGCATAGTCCTGAGACTCGCAAAAAGATTTCAGAAGCATTAACTGGTGAAAAGAATCCCTGCTGGGGCGGTTTAACACCAGAGCATAAAGCATCTATTAGTCGAACCATGCGTGGAACTAGACGCAGGGATGGTAATCCGATGTATGCTAGAAGACATACTTGGGAAACTCGCCGACTCATGGCAATCAAAGCGAGTATGCGACGTCGCAAGTGGTGTGTTGAACCGAACGGTAAATGCCACCTTGTTGACCCTCTGACTTTCATATTGCCAGGAGGTTGGTTGTGGGGTATGAAATATGACCCATATCGTCCGCGAGATTAATTTCAAAAAAATAAATTTAGGGGCTTGACATTTTCGCATTTTCGAGGTATAGTGGTATTATAGTTTGAAAGGGAAATGATTATGTTGACTCTTCGTGATATTAATGCCGCTACCAACTCGAAAGATGGTGACATCTTTTCGGACCTGCACAAAGATGTGTATGGTTTCCGTCCTCGTGACGTAACCTTCTCTTCAATTGAAGAGTTTGATGCTGAATACGAGCGTCTCGTCGGGAAACTCTCTGTGCAGATCGACGAAGAAAAGATTCGTCAGGATCGTAACTTCGCCGAGTTCGTTTGTCGTGTAGAAGGCATCATGGGTTTGGTAAAGAACTGCTGGGATAATGCGGCAGCAGTCGCTATTATCTGTGAAGCAGAAGGCATTGATGATGAAGAAATGCGCTTCTATGGTTGGGAATCTCTTGAGTATCGTCTCGATCTCAAGTTTGGTTCTATCAAGAAGTGGTTGTCTGAAAATAATTAATTTTATGGCTTGACAATTCATCAAAACTAGGGTATAGTGGAATATAAGATGAGAAAAGGAAATGAAATGATTACGAATCTTTCGGGTGGTGCGTTCGAACTTCGGACTGGTCGCAAGTGGACTCATGGGATTTCTCCCTTTCGTGAGCGTGAAACTTTGAACCTTCGTTGGGAAAAAGTTGGCGCGATCGGTGGTCGGCATTTCTTTGAGATCGACGGTGTGCAGTACTCTGCCAAGACGATCTCTCCTCGCATCGAAGGGATTCAGATGCATAGTGAAAATAAATTTTAAACAACACTTGACTTTCTCTAAAAAGTATAGTAGAGTGTATAAATAAAGTTTCGGTTCTTTCTCATTGTTATAAAAAAATTAATAAGTCTTTTCGGAGACTTATTAGATGAGCACATAGGACGATCAATGCTTCAGCGGATCGGTTACTTTGGCGAGTAGCGAACGGTAGTGCGCCAACACTATTCTATATCTTGTGTGTTCTTCTAATAAGTTTTTGCCCTTATAGCTCAGTTGGTAGAGCAGTTGATTTGTAATCATCAGGTCCGGCGTTCGAGTCGTCGTGGGGGCACCATTATTATCCAGTATTCTAGAACCTACTGGAGAGACCTATGCCAGACTAACAGACGGGGAACGCTGGCGAATATCGGATTCCTTACCGCAAATCTAGAATGGGGTCAACCGATAGGGTGTATAGAATAGAATAAGCAGTACCGTCTGCTGAACCAGCGTATATACCTTCGGATTATGCGGTGAAAACAAAACGGCAAGTTTATTCCCTAATGGCGCAGCGGTAGCGCAGTTGACTGTTAATCAATTGGTCGGTGGTTCGAATCCATCTTAGGGAGCCAATTTATCGCGGAGTAGAGGAGTCAGGTCGTCCTCGCTGGTCTCATAAGCCGGAAATCGTTGGTTCAAATCCAACCTCTGCAACCAAATATCGCTGGCGACGGCCAGCGTAAGAAGTGTGACTGAATAATCCCCTCGTCAGTGGGGATAAGGTAGACTCGGGGAGTGGTACTCCTCTTAACCAGGAACGAGTCGTTGACTGAGATTACAGATAGTAATTGACTGGGTCATGGAGGTACAACTGAATCCTCCCACTTCGTCTTTATAGATTCGGGGAATTAGCTCATTTGGTAGAGCGTCTGCCTTGCACGCAGAAGGTGAACGGTTCGATCCCGTTATTCTCCACCAATGTAGACCACCTCTGCTGAACCCGCGAAGGGGTAAAGATATAGTTGCAACTGTATTCTTTATCTGGGAAGATCGAAGCGTCCGGACGTAATTCGATCAAGGCACACTGCAGGTGGTCGCTCTTTTTGCGGATATGGCGGAATTGGTAGACGCCTCGGTTTTAGGTACCGATGTCGAAAGACGTGGAGGTTCGAGTCCTCTTATCCGTACCATATTATGCCTCTGTAGCTCAGTTGGTAGAGCATCGGTCTGAAGTACCGAGTGTCGGCGGTTCGATCCCGTCTGGAGGCACCAACTAATTCTCAATACTTTTACTTTTCAGAAGTAACGGGAATTTTCGGGAAGGTAAAGTCAGTGGCTCTGGCAGTGAGACTGTAAATCTCATCCGTTTTCGGGGGAGGATCGATACCTCACCTTCCCACCAGTTTAAGGCCTTGTAGCTCAGAGGAAGAGCGTCGCACTGTCACTGCGAAGGTCGGGGTATCATAATCCCTCAAGGTCGCCATTTAATACGGTTTGTTTGCATAGAACAGAGATAAGGCGAACCTAGGAAACCCTTATGTAACCCCAGTGAGCAAACAGTAATACAGAGCAGCGGGGACTGTTCCGTTTTAGGTATAAATAAGTTTAATGCGGGTATGGTATAGAGATTGTGCCTTAGCCTTCCAAGCTAAAGAGGTGAGTTTGAGTCTCACTATCCGCTCCAAGTTTGCCCAAGTATCCCTCTCCGCTACGAACGGAGCCAAAGGTAACTGGAAGTAAGATGTAGGTTCGAATCCTATCTTGGGCTCCAGAATTATCACGAATGTTAGATTCGCGATAATTACATATAACAACAAGGAATTAA